CGCGCCCTTCTCGATGCCGAGGTTCATCGTCTTGCAGCTCTCAACGGCGTCGACGATGCGCTTCGCGGTCTCCTCAACGCCCCAGCGCCCAAGATACAGGTCGCGCACCCACCAGCGTTCGTCGTCCAGCACCTTCACCACTGCGATTGCCGTCTTGTCCAGGCGCTTCTGGCGGTAGCCGATCGCCTTCTGCACTTCTGCAAAGCCCGACAAGTCCACGGTAACATACCAGTCGCCCGGGGCGACCTTGCCGTCCTTGCCAAGCGGCTCCTCGTCGCTGTAGTGGAACCACTCCTTCTTGAACGAATCCGCCGCGCCGGTCTCGAAACTCGCCAAGAATTCCTGACGGAATGCCGATGACGACATCGTACGCCGCGCGTTCTCGATCTCCGCGGGATCGAGGAACGGATTATCGAGCGATGTATAATGGAATGCGCCCCACTCGAGCGGGTCCGGCCGCGTGCCATCCGCCCGAAGCCCCATCCCTTGCCCGCGGTAGGCGCCGTCGCCGCCGGCTTCGATCCACAAATCGTAGAAGTGGTTGCGGCCCTTCGGCGTGCCGATGAACCCAGCCGTGCCTTTCACATCGGCCAGGGCGGGGCGCACGATCGACTCCCACACCTCCGGCTTCATGTCCGCGTACTCATCCAGCTCTGCATGCCAAAGGCCCACCCCGCGCAGCGTGTCTGGACGGTCTGCCCCCTTCACACCGATCATCACCCCGTTGCGCAGGTAGATGTGGCCCTCATTCGACTGCGGCGGACGCTGCGGGTTGAGCGCCGGGTACAGCAGGTCGATCAGGTCGCCCCAGTACAGCAGCTTCGCCTGTGTCGCCACCGGCGCGATTACGAACACGGGCTTCCGGCGGACATTACGCGGGTCCATCGCCTTCGCCGCCGCGCGCGCCGCCGCGAGGTGCGTCTTGCCGAACCGCCGGCCCGCCGTCAGCACCGTAAAGCGCGCCGGCGATTTGAACACCGCCATCTGCGCCGGATGCAGCCGGACGTCGAGGGAGACATCGTCGCCTTCGACGCTCAAGCTTGCTCCTCTACAGCGCTGCAGTTGTTCATCGCGGCGTTAATCCGCCCTTACCATCCGGCTTCATCCAGCGCAGTTTCACGCGCTCATGGTCGGCGAGGATCGGCTTCTTGACTTCCGGCAGGCTGCCACCGCAGGCGAGAGCGAAGGCGGCACAGGTATTCAATCTGGCGCGTCCGGCTTCGGCTCAAGTTCTTTCACGCGAATCTGCAACGCAGAGAGTTGCTTTTGAAGGTTGTAAATCTCCATGTCTTTCTGCCCCAAAAGCATAGCCACTTCTTCGATGCTGATATTCACAACGTTCATGATGCTGGCCCCAGTGCTGATACGTGGACGTTGCCGGATGAATCTACGATCAAGTATTTGTCGCTAGCAGCAAAAGCTCCGAGGCTGGCGAGGGTCAACGCGCTACTTACGTTCAATCTCCCGGCGCTTGTCCCGATTGTCGGGTTTCCGCCGTTGGAGCCGGTCAGCGTGATGTAGCGCGTAGGGGATGCAGTGCCAAGAATGCGCACTTGTTCCGCGTTGCCTTGGTGACTTAACAGCGCAATGTATCCAGTGCCTTTGGAATACAAACCGATATTGATAGTTGTATCTCCACCCTGCGCTCCGAGGACTACAGGGCCTCCGGCAGCCCCAGCGTTTACCCGCACATAATTGCTTGCGGAGGCGGTGTTCACAACCTGGAATAGCACGCCACCGCTATCCGTGGTAAAGCTATACACGCATCCGGTAGTCATGATGAGTCCGGTCACACCGGACACCGCCGCGTTTGGCCCAATCGCCCAGGTATTCCCCGTTGCTTGTATGGCAGAGCCACCAAAAGCAAAAATATCCGCAGTCGGATATGACATGGAAAACGAACGATCAGAGCGTGGCGTGAATGTGAACCCCCCGGAATTGATAGCTGCGCTCAAATTGAATGTAGCGCCGCTCCAAACCCAATCAGCTAGGTGCGTGGTTCTGCTTACACGGAAAGCAGAAAATCGCGCTGTCGTCAGGCCATCGGACGATATGTAGTCCAGGTTCGATTCCATCCACCTGTTAGCGCCATCGTAGTAGTGGCCCTCGATGTTTTGGCTCAATTCCGGTTCCGAGGTGTTTGCGCGCAACGGGTTGTAGGCCCACCCCCAAGTAGGATCAACTTGTCCGTTGAACGTCGCGGCGCTGGCTGCGAAACCAAAACTGACATTGGCAACCTGCGTGGGAAACTCCAACAACTCGTTAGTCCCAGTCCCGAGACGCAATGCCTTTACGCCTGCGGTGTCTGTCAGCGAGGCTTGCGCGGTATTGAAATTGGCCGAGCTGCTGTACTGTCCAGAGAAAACCATCCGGCGCAGCGCGTCCTCGACCGTCTCGGCAACCGCCCCTATACCGGACTGCAGCAATACCGCGCTCTCCTGCACCACCGCTTTCGCTAGTTCCGTCAGCGTCATCCGCTTGTTGCGATCCGCGGCTGCCGCTTCCGATACGTCGACGATCGGCAAATAATCCGCGTCGACGTCCGCCGCAGCGGAGGTCAGCGCAGAAAGCTCGGAAATTTTCTTGTTCGCCATGTCTAACCTTCCAGAAGAAAACCGTGGTGATCCTCAAGCAAAAGCAGGCTCGGATAATCCGGCAGGCTGGGCTCTTCGAGCAACAGCTTAGACGTCGTATCCGCCCGCGGCCCGCCGAGCGCTTTTGTCGGATACCGCGGCAACCACACCGGACGATTGACGTTCAGAGCCATGCGCTCTCCCTCACATCTGCAACGTCTGCCGGCGGAGCAATTCCACCAGCCGGATCATTGTCTTCAGCATCGCCGCGGTCATCGGCTCGAGCTTGCCGCTCTTCGCCATCTCCCGCAGCTCGGTCAGGACGAGCCCGAGGTCGCGCGCGACTACTTGCTTGGGTAACATCCCCCCCCGCGCGTCGGAAAACCGACTCTACCCGCTGAAGCTGTTTCAGGATCATGCCCCGGCTCTATCCCTGCGCATGCGCTTCATGTACTTCCCAGAGAGCACTTCATCCATCTCCAAGCCTTCAGCCGCGAGCAGGTCCACCATCTCTTCCCCCTCTCCGCCGTCGTCAACCAACCACTGCTCGACGTCCTCGAGATATGACCCTATCTCCGCCATCCGGGCGAACGCTTGGAAGTCCCGGTCGCCAGGCGAGTCGTGCCCCGCGAACAATTTCCCAGACACCGGCGCGAAGCGCGGCGTATCCGCATCCGCTGGAAGCCCCAGCGAGAAGTTGGCCGGGTTGTCCGGAAGCTGTGCCGGTTCCCCCGTCGCCGTCACCAGGGGCGCAAACGTCGCAAGTGTCAGTGCTGCCGTGGTAGGCGTGACCGTCTGATGCTGTGTGGCAGTGACAGTAGGCGCAAACGCCGCCGTCGTCAGCGCTGCAGTGCCGGGCGCTACCGTCTGGTGCGCCGTCGCGGTGACAGTCGGGGCGAACGTCGCCGTCGTTAGCGCGGCAGTCGTCGGTGTGACCGTAACCCCCGCCGCAGCGACAGTTACGGTCGGCGCAAACGCGGTCAAAGACAGGCTTGCGGTCGTTGGCGTGACTGACTGGTGATTGCTCGCCGTGACGGTCGGCGCGAAGGTCGAGATCGTCAGCGCAGCGGTCGTCGGCGTAACGACTTGGTTCGCCGTCACGGTGATGGTGGGCGCAAACGTCGCAAGAGTCAGAGCCTTCGTCGTCGGCGTGACCGAGACGTTGGCCGTCGCGGTAACAATCGCAGCGAACGTCGCCAGAACCAGCGCGAGAGTGCTGGGCGTGACGGTCTTTGGGTCGGAGACGAATAGGCCCTGAACGATCCACTTGGCCGCGCCCGTTTCGGCAGCAGCCGGGTCGCCCTCGATGGTCAGGTTAACCCCAGCCGCGCCCGTGGTCACAAAGCGGTGGCCGAGGTCGCCCGACATATCTTGGCCGGTGCTCGAAGTGAAATGCGCCGCCGGTGACTCGACGTAATTGCCGTTCCACGTCACTGTAGGCGAGCCGTCA